GTGTATCAGCACCAACGGGTAGTGTTAGTACAGGCTCTTACACAGTCAAATCACACGGAGATAAGTGGTTCATATTCGCTCCAGCCAACAGCGCAACAGTCACACTCAATCCTGAGAAGAGCGGTTCAGTGTATCTGTTCCCCGAAGGGCATGTCATTGAGGTGTGTAACAGTGCCTCTGCTGGAGGAGGCAACATAGTATTCGATTCAACGGGTCTCAACACTACTCTCACGCCAGACCAAAGAGCGACCTTCATCTACGAAGGTAGTACATGGCTACGTTGTGACTACCAAGCAGCAATCAGCACACTGTCTTTTGTCACACTCACTGATACACCAGCAGCGATGGGCAACGCTGGCGAGTTTTTGAAAGTCAATTCTAGTGGCAATGCTCTAGAGTTTACCGCAAATGCAGGTTTGACTACTGAGCAGGTGCAAGATATTGTGGGAGGAATGGTCACAGGTAATACCGAGACTAACATCTCTGTCACCTATCAAGACGGTGATGGTACACTGGACTTCGTCTCGACTGACACCAACACTCAACGCAGTGATGAGGAGATTAGAGACCTTGCTGGAGCCCTTGTTGCCACTGGAGGAACTAAGACTTTCATCACTGTCACCCACGATGACGCTAACGACAACATGGACTTCGTCGTCCCTGTCAAGGACGAGGATGACATGACATCTAACTCCGCAGCACATCTTGCTACACAACAATCCATCAAGGCTTACGTCGACACGGAAGTTGCGGGTTTAGTGGCTAGTGCACCAGCAGCACTCGACACATTGAACGAACTGGCTGCTGCTATCAATGACGATGCTTCTTTCTCTACCACCATCACTAATTCGATAGGTACTAAGTTGGCTAAGGCTAGCAACCTATCAGACCTAACCAGTGCTGGCGATGCTCGTACCAATCTTGGCCTAGGTTCTCTAGCGACACTATCTGCTATTGATATCAGTAGCAACACTAACTTGGCTGTGTCTGCTCCTATCGTCCTAACAGGCGACACATTATCCATTGCTAACATCCCTTTCAGTGCACTGCATGCAGATGCGGTTCAGATTAGCAGTGAATCATTCGTTGACAATGATACCACTCTGATGAGTAGTGCTGCCATTCAAGATAAGATAGAGGCATTTGGTTATACTACTAACACAGGTACTGTCACTAGTGTGGCTTCCGGTACTGGACTCACTGGTGGTACAATAACTGGTAGTGGAACTCTCTCTCTAAGTCATCTAGGCTTTGAGAGTTTGACTGACCCCGATGCAGACAGGATTCTGTTTTGGGATGACAGCGCAGGAGCATTGAAGTTCCTAACTGCCGGTACTAACCTCGCATTCAGTGGTACTACTCTCAATGCTACTGATACCAACACACAACTCACCCAAGAACAGGTAGAAGATTATGTGGATGGTCTCCTCACTGCGGGTAGTAATGTCTCATTGACTTATGACGATGCTGGAGGTACACTCACGATAGCCTCTACTGACACTAACACCCAATTGAGCGGTGCTGAGGTCAAGGACTTCGCAGGCGCTATGTTCACTGGTAACACTGAGACGTTCATCACTGCTACATATCAAACTGCTGACGACACTGTTGACCTTGTCGTGCCGGTGCTAGATGAGGACGACATGTCTTCTGACTCTGTAAGCCACTTAGCCACACAACAATCCATCAAAGCGTATGTAGATTCATCAGTATCTAATTTAATCGATTCAGCGCCTGGTGCTTTGAACACGTTAAATGAGTTAGCAGCCGCAATCAATGATGATGCCTCATTCTCGAGCACTATCACAACCTCCATAGGTACCAAGTTGTCTAAGTCTAGCAACTTATCAGACTTGGCCAGTGCCGCTACTGCGCGTACCAATCTAGGGGTAGACGCGGCAGGTACCGACAACTCTACAGATGTCACATTAGCGTCTGTGTCTGGTAACTATCTATCTATCTCGGGCCAAGCAATCACAGCAGGAACAGTGCCAGTATCACTAGGAGGTACAGGTGCTACCGGTGCTAGTGGAGCACGCTCTAACCTAGGATTGGGTGCAGCAGCAGTAAAGGCTGTAGCAACAGATGGGTCAGGAGGAGTCGCTGATGGAGAGTCCGGTTTAGTCACTGGTAATGCAGTGTATGATTACATCGTAGCCCAAGGCTTCGGTACTGGTAGTGGAGACATCACAGCAGTAGTAGCAGGGACAGGACTCAGTGGAGGAGCGACCAGTGGGGACGCCACATTGAATGTAGACGCCGCTCAGACTCAGATAACTAGCGTAGGTACACTGAGTAGTCTAGCAGTCACAGGCGACCTCACTGTAGATACTAACACACTCAAGGTAGATTCGACCAATAACCGAGTAGGTATAGCAGACGCGACTCCTAGTTACACATTAGATGTGGACGGCGATATCAATCTCACTGGTACGTTTAGGGTCAACGGTACGGCACAGACAACTGCCGACGCTGCTAACGATGCAACCATAACTCTCTCTGCAGGAACAGGATTGTCTGGTGGTGGTAACTTCACTACCGACCAAAGCAGCAATGAGACTTTGACATTCAATGTAGCAGGGCTCACAGTAAGTGAGTTGGCTGCTAATAGCCTACAAACAAGTTCTGAATCTTTCAGCGACAGTGACACAGTGCTGATGACTGCTGCGGCGATACAAGACAAGATAGAGGCTTTTGGTTATACCAGCAATGCAGGAGACATCACAGGCGTCACGGCCGGTACTGGGCTGTCCGGAGGTGGTAGCAGTGGTGGAGTGACACTCAATGTAGATTTATCTGAACTTACTGATATGACACAAGCAGTCAACTCTTCTGAGGACGAGTTAATTATTCTAGACAACGGTGCAGACAGAAGGAAACTAATCTCTGAGATACCATTGTCTGCTTTCAACAATGACTCAGGTTTCATCACCACCATAGGGACTGACCCCTCTGTCAGTACCTTGACAGTGGCTACAGACATCATACATGATGGGGACACTGACACGAAAATCAATTTCACTCCAGACACAATCAAGTTCAATACCGGAGGTGGCACTAAAGCCATTGTTAGTAATGCTGGTTTGCAAATAGGTAGCGGTGCGAGTGTCACTCTCATCAATACAAACTTCGTAGATAACGATACATCACTGATGACATCTGCGGCTATCGCTAACAAGATTGAGTCGTATGGTTACTCAACTACCACAGGCGATATCACAGCAGTAGTAGCAGGTACAGGCTTGTCAGGTGGTGCTACCAGTGGTTCTGCTACGCTTAATGTGAGTGGATTGACTGTATCTGAGTTCGCAGCCAACAGTATTCAACTCAGTAGTGAGTCCTTCGCTGATAACGATACTAGCCTAATGACATCTGCAGCAATTGCAGATAAAATTGAGTCCTATGGTTTCGGTGCTGGCTCCGGTGATATCACGGCTGTTGTTGCAGGAACCGGACTTTCCGGTGGTGCTAACAGTGGGTCTGCAACACTCAATCTAGACCTCAAAGACGAAGATGACATGGCTTCTGACTCTGCAACACACGCTGCATCTCAGCAGTCAATCAAGGCATATGTGGACGCGGAAGTTGCAGGCCTTGTTGACTCTGCACCAGGAGCATTGAACACATTGAATGAATTGGCTGCCGCAATCAATGATGATGCATCCTTTTCATCAACTATTACTACAAGCATCGGTACTAAACTGGCGAAAGCCAGCAACCTGTCAGATTTAGCCAACGCAGGAACTGCTAGAACTAACCTCGGTCTAGGCGCTGCTGCTGTCAAAGCCGTAGCGACTGATGGTTCGGGTGGTGTTGCCGATGGAGAAACAGGTTTAGTTACAGGTAATGCAGTATATGATTACATAGATGCTCAAAACTTCGGCTCAGGTTCCGGTGACATCACTGCTGTAGTCGCAGGTACTGGATTGAGCGGTGGAGCAACAAGTGGTAGTGCCACTGTAAATCTAAGTCACTTAGGAATAGAGAGTCTCTCAGACCCTGATGGTGATAGGATTCTCATTTGGGATGACTCAGCAGGCGCGGTTGCATGGGCGACCGCTAACAGTAACCTAGCAATTAGCGGCACTAATATCAACGCAACTGACACCAACACGACCTATTCAGTAGGAGATGGAGGACTAACTCAGAACAACTTTACCAACACACTCAAGACTAAGTTAGATGGAATAGAGACATCGGCAGATGTTACTGACAAGTCTAATGTCAGCACAGCACTGGCCTCTCTTACAGGAAGCGACACGCTATACATAGGAGATAGTGATGATGACACTACAGTCATAGTCCGAGGTAACCTGCAAGTGGACGGCACCACTACCACCGTCAACCAAACTGCAGTGAATGTACAGAACGCCTTCGTGTTTGAGGGCGCTACTGCTAACTCCCATGAGACCACCCTCAGTATTGTTGACCCGACAGCGGACCACACCTACTATCTTCCTGACCTCGGTAGCACGGCAGATACTGGCTACTTAGCCGCTTTTGCTGCAGACCCAGGTTCTAGCCCACTTATCACAGCAACCCCGACAGAGTTGAACTATGTAGATGGAGTGACTTCTAACATTCAAACACAATTAGATGCAGCAGGTGATGTTACATTAACAGGAAGTCAAACTCTAACAAACAAATCCCTAACAAGTCCAACCTTAACAGGAACAGTGACGGCAACTGCAACAATCAATGTTAGTGGAAACAACAAGTTAGGAATATCAGATGGTAGTGAAGGCGCACCCACACTTAGATTCGTTGACGATACGGACACAGGTATATACCGCCCTGCAAGTGGACAGTTAGCGTTCACATCTAATGGAACAGCACAGGTCATTTTCAAAGATGGAGTAATAGAGCCTGTCACCGATGACGATATTGATTTGGGAACATCTAGTAAGCAATTCAAAGATGGCTACTTTGATGGAACACTTGAGACAGACAATCTAACAATTGGTGGTGCTCAAGGTTCTGACGGTCAAGTTCTAACTTCAACAGGAAGCGGCGTTGCTTGGGAAGATGCAGCCGGTGGTGCATCTGCAATCAATGACTTATCTGATGGTAAGACTTCAACATACTCTTTGTTCTTAGGCCACACACCAACTAACACACAAGATTACAACGTAGCAGTAGGGATAGGAGCATTAGACGCACTAAACGGCACTCATGGGACAAAGAACGTGGCGGTAGGGTACAATACTTTAACGGCAAACACAGAAGGTTTCAAGAACGTAGCGATAGGCTATGCGGCAGGTTCAGCGAATACTGACGCGGACCAAAATACTTTTGTTGGTAGTCAAGCAGGTACAGCAGTAACAACAGGCGGTGCTAACACCGCAATAGGATGCAACGCCGCCTACACATTAACTACTGGTGGATATAACACTCTTGTTGGTGCATTAGCCGGAGACGGATTTGATACTGAAAGCGAAAATACAGCCATTGGTTATGGAGCATTAGGAGGAGCAGTTGCGGGCGGAGATAGAAACGTAGCCATAGGAATGTATGCCATGCAAGGACCAGTGGCAGATGATGACAACATTGCAATAGGAGTTTCTGCACTAAACTCATTGGCTCATGCTGATGATGTGATAGGGATAGGCCATCAAGCAGGTTACAGTATCACGACAGGTAATAGGCAGGTATTGATTGGGGCGCAAGCGGGTTATGATTTAGTAGACGGCTCAGAAAACGTAATGATAGGATATAAAGCAGGTACAGATACTACGGGAAGTAACAACACTTTCATAGGTACAGAAGCCGGTTATGACAATCATGATGGTGCAGGTAACGTATTCGTCGGTAAGCAATCCGGCTATGGAAGCAGCACATCGGGAGATTACAATACGGCTCTTGGTACATCATCATTAAACTCCTTAACAAGTGGTGGTAATAACATCAGTATAGGGTGGTTTAGCGGTGACGCTTTGACTGAGGGTGGTTATAACATTTTTATTGGAAACCAAGCCGGAAATAATGTAACCACAGGCGATAAAAATGTCGTAATAGGAAACGCAGATGTTCCCGATGCGACAGGTGATAATCAATTGTCTATTAGTTCGGGAACAGGAACAGTTACTTGGTTAACAGGAACAAGTGCAGGTGTAGTAAACATTCCTGGTTCATTAACAGTGGCAGGTTCAACAGTCGGTGGAGATATAACAAGACATGCTACCATGAAATCAAAATACAAATCTGCCGCAGATAAATTACATTTATCACAAGGGCCGCACATGGGTCAAGTAGCCAAGAACTTTTCTCAGAACCAATTCCTCATCTTCCAGCCATTTTATTCAGGAGCGGGTGGTACTTTCACAAAGGCAAGTTGTACTTTTAACTCCGGTGTAACAGGTGCAAGTGCAGGTATTTGTATTTGGGAAGAGGACAGTAATGGTTTGCCCAAGACAAGACTTGGTAATGAAATAGAGATTGATGGAACGTCAAGCGGTGTAGCAACTACCACAGGGTTGAGTATAGATTTAGATGCGAACACAAAGTATTGGGTATCATGGAGAACACACCCCAACGCAACTGGGACATGTGATTTCTCCGGTTATGAGATTGCTATGGAGCCGTTAGTGATGGGCGACCAAGACATACCATTCTGCAATGTTTTGTTTTATGTTAGTAATAGCGCAGCACCAAGCAGTTTAAGCCAAGGTAATTTCACAAGCACTTATAGGCAAAACCTACCGAAGATGTGGTTAGAGCAGAGTTGATTAAGATGGGTTTAGGAAACATACAAGCGGAAAGAATAAGGCGTATTTTTGATAATGAAGGTAACGTAACGGTAGAAAGTATGACTGTGTCTTGGGACACTGTTAGGGCGTATCGAGATGCGTACTTATCACAGACAGATTTGTGGATGTTCATAGACAGATACGACACTCTTACAGAGGAACAACAAACAGAATTAACTACTTATAGGCAAGCCCTTAGGGATTTACCAAGTGATTATGAGGAGTCCAACGATGCAGCCGACAATTTTCCTACGGCTCCTACTTGGTTGTAATAATAGGTGATTAGCGTGGGTCAGTTGTTGCAAAGATTAAGCCAAGACTGCCCTGATTGTGGTGCTCACATACTGGCTCGTCGTATAGAAGGACGTTACATTAACGAGAGAGGCACCCGAATACTCATATGGGAATGCCCCGACTGCGGAGCACTGTGGCAGAGACCTAGGAGGGATGCACTTGGCAAAGAATAAGAAAGGAATGGTGATGGTTATCAGTCTAAAACCACCAGGTGGTAAGGCTCCTAAGAAACCAACCAAGACATCGGCAGTCGATAAGGCAGGCATGTGTGGTGTCAAGAAATCTAAAGCGTGATGGGGTGCTAGAATGAATACTACATACATACCAGAAGGCAATGAAAATAACACTATTTGGAACAAGTAACCACAAGTGTAAAAAGTAAAGCGCTTTCCTTTCTGCACCATGTCGTTGTGGCACTGGTTCGCTCGTAAATTAATGTCCTTCATGGGCAACGTCTATGTTTGGTTAGACAGGCGTGTCAAGTACACTGACGAAGAAGTTAGTGAGGTCTTAGGTCTAAAGATTGACGAGGATTTGAGGACTAGTTCAAGGTATGAATTGTGTCGTCTAATAGAGCAAGAGTTTCAAGTGGCGAAGGATTCTTTTTGGAGTTTACATAGCACTCAAAAGATACGTTTTGCTGCACAGCAGATTCGTGAGATGAAAAAGCCCATCAAGTCTGAGCAGTGATATTGATGTTAGAAGAAGACTGTGGTGTCAGCATCGACATAGGTGGTCTTTTAGGATGGGTGCTGCGAAAGATAGGGATGTTGATTTGAAATTGAAACATCCTGATTGGGACTGGGATTACTGGGAGGCTATGTTAGAAGCCTTTGAACTAATTTAATAATCCAGGCAGGCACTACTTCCATCATCGCTTCGCTTATCATGTTGAGTGTGAATGGGCCGTGAGGGAGAAGATGGGAAGAAGAGAAAGAAAGAAACACAATAGCCTTTAGCCACAGAAGCAATCGGTTTTTATTCTCCTCCCTCACTGAGCCGCTGGCGCGTCTTCAATATGTGAGACAGGGGCGTAGTTTATCATTCTTCCTCGTCTCGGGGCCAAGAAGAAGGTGCATTCAATAGTAAATACACTGTCCTGTCAGCCCATTGTAGCAATGTATAGAACCCTATTACCACTATAGGTAGTCCGCAACAAAACGCCAATATGTGTATCGGCTCAAGCCAGTCCAGCATTCTGCTCCCTCATGGCCATGATGTCATCTATTCTCAAGATTGCTGTGGCTACCTCAGTAGCACTACTAATGACTTGCTTGACTAGAGACTCCGGTTCTACTACACCCTTCTCTAAAGTATTGCAAATCTCCCCTACTCCTCGGTCATCTATGTACAGACCTATACCATCCTCTGCAGAGCGCAGTTCCATGACTACGTCTAGTGGGTCCATGCCCGCATTGTTTGCTATGGCTGCAGGTATTATCTCTAGAGCATCAGCGTATGCTTCGAGGCACATCCTCTCTCTCGCTGTCATGTTAGGTTGTGTAGAGGCATGCTCTCTTACGGTCATTGAGGCTGCTGAGAACGATGCACCACCACCAGGGAACCCTTTACCACCATCTTTCATGGCTAAGCAAGTCACCCCAATAGCATCGTCAAAGGCCCTTTCATATTCCTCTATCGTCTGACGAGTAGCACCTCTTACAACTAAGCAAGTGGCTTCTCCTTCTCCTGATACTGTCACGAAGTCTAAGTCACCTATCCTTTCCTGTTTAACAGCAGCGTTAGTAGCCATGATAGGCTCATCTACATCCACTACACGATGATAGATAGGGAGGTTGAGTAATCTAGACAGTCCTTCCATGTCGCTTTGTTGCAAACGAGTCACCAACGGGATGCCATGTTGTGCTAGGTAGTGTGCCACGGCTTCATGGACACTATCTCTGACGAAGACCACTCCTTGAGGTCCTACTGCTCCTGCAACCATAGATGCTAACTCGCTTAACATACCTAACTCTTGTTGCTTCAACTCATGCAGTTGTTGCATGTTCTCGACTTGCATTTGAACCTCATTGAAATCATACCCTTCAAGCCCACCATTGAGGAGGAGGATGTTTAGGTTACCTTCCATGGACTTCTCTTCTATATCGTTAGCGAACTCCTTGTTGATGACCAACCCATCCTGTACATAAGAGTCGCTTAGAGAACCTCCTGCTTGTGTGATTACTCTAATGTGGTCTAGGTTACCATCCGCCTTCTTACATGCCTTTAGGCACAACTCAGCAGCATAATCTAGGTCACTCTCTGCAGCCTTACCCCGCAGGGCAGTCTTAGCAGCGTCTAGTATTTCTATATCTTGAGACTTCAAGTGCTCTAAGGCTAGGTTCTTGCCTGATTGAAAAGACCTCAAGACTACACGAGGGTGTATTCCTCTCATCAATAGGCCTTGGCTTAGTGCCAGCATCTGTCCTGCCAATACTACCACGCTTGTAGTGCCATCTTTACAGACAGCCTCCTGCGTTTGGCTTGCCTCTACCATCATCTGTGCACCAGGGTGTGCTGTGTCTAATTCTCTTAACACTGTCACGCCATCGTTAGTTACGATGTGGTGGTTTCCGTTCGTCAGTAACTTGTCCATACCTGCTGGACCCAAAGTAGACCTAACGGTCTCAGCCACATTCATGGCTGCTTTTATGTTACTCATTTGTGCTTCTCTTCCTGTTTGCTTTTCTTGTTCACTCATATTTCTTCCTCCATCAAATGGATGAATAATGCATCGGGGTCAATCCCGTAAAAATTACACACGGTGACGTAGAACTCCTTGAAGAACTCACTAGGTGCGTCTTCTAAACAGTTCACCATATCACCTCTATGTTATCTATGACTCCAGTCTCAGAGTTTCTTGATTTGACAAAACCTTCGTCTTTACCATGTACCCACAGGTCATAGTTCAATTGACAATCGCTTATGCAATACTTTGCTACCTCTAGATACTTACCTTCTGCCCATAACCTAGGAGCGTCTTCACTCTTTTGTGTCTTACCTACACCCAATGTGTGTTTACACACGTCGTCTAGGTGATGGCTGTTACCAGTAATGCCTCTCAGTATGGCTGATGTGTCGACCACGAGTTCGTCTGACTTGGACATCAAGTGCCCTGCATAGAAACAATCTAGAGCATCTCGCAATACTGGTAAATCAAACCCCATAAGGTTGTGTCCTAGTATTTGCCCACCATCTTCTACGTGCTTCTCTAGGTGTTCGCCTAACTCTTTAGGATGCAGTGGGTGCCATTCAGCACCGTCTACGTCTATGAAAGACTTCGAGAACAGGTGTGCCTTTTCACCATCCCAGGTGCACACCACTGACGGGTCGAACAGATGTGTGTTTGACCAACCACCTATTTCCCAAGAGTAGTTACTCGTTTCTATATCTAATGCCATCATACCTGTCAATTATCTTCACCACTCCATCTTACGTAGGGCACTCCAGATACCTTGGTCTCCTTGAAAGAGTTACGCAGGTCATTGTAGTGCTTGTACACTACCGGCTGGCTTCGGTCCATCAGCCTTCCATAGGATTTGATTACATCTTTCTTCAAGACCCAACCATCACCTCTATGGTCGCCTAGGTCGTAGTTCTTACAGGCGTCAATCGCTTTCTGCCACGATTCTACCTTTGCAATCTTCGCTGCCTTAGTAGCACCTAGTTCTAAGTCACTCTCTAGCCACACAATCAGTCTTTCATAGACGTCATACAATATCTCCATGGCCATGTCGATGTGCTCTCCGCGTACAGTCCAGACCTCACTGGGGTCATAGTTTCCACTGTTGCGTGCTTCATTCTTCTCAATGAGCACTAAGTGGGTAGCCAGTATGTTGAGATAGTTCTCTATGTTAGGCATGAAAGAGAGGACTACATCGCTCAACTTAGCATCCATACCACTGACTAATCTGTAGAACTCTTCAACTGCCATGTCAACAGCAGCATCGAAGTCCCTACTCTTCCTGAATAACTGTAGGGCTGCGCCTCTTACTATGGCCTCCCTCTCTGCTCTCTCTTCTTTGATGTTCTCATCCAAGTCTTCCCACATTTGTCCATCAATGTCAGAGCATGCGAACAAGTGCTCTCTGACTAGGCTTTGAACTTCAATGAAATGCTGTGCTAGGTCTTCTGTGCTTCTGACTTCTTTCATCTCGTCTGACCACAGCCCTCTCATACGCCTCTTAGATACCTGCATTCTCTTGTCATTATCCCAAGGGGCATAGAACAATAGCACTCTTTGGAAGAGACCTTTAGTCAGAACATATTCCTTCACTCCTGCTGGAGGGAAAGTGGTAATCCAAAAAGATACACGAGACTCAGTCTCAATCTTCCCGTCCTTCATGTGCTTTGTGAGTGTGTTACTGTGGCTACCAATGGGGTTCATTGATTGTTGCAAGTAAAGTATAACTTCTTGGAAGAACTGCTTCGGGCTAGGCTGTAGTAAGATACTACCTTCATCGAAGTTCAGTAGTTTCTTACCGTTGAGTAGACCAGGCACTTCTTCGGTGTAGTAGTTACCGTCTTCATCCTTGTGTGTTTGGAACGAACCAATGAGACCAGCGTCAGTGCCTGATGTGAACATATCAGCATCTATACTGGCGTGCCGTGCTATCTCACCGATGAACTCCCATGCGATGGACTTACCCGACCGAGTCGGTTGAATCCAAAACACATGGAATCGTGGGTCCAAATAGGATGCCCACACGGGTATTCTCACATAGTCTACTACTGCCTGTCCTTGCAAAAAGAAGAACGACAGTAATGCAGGCGTCTCATTATAGAAAGAGGTCTTTCTAAATCTGTCCACATAGTCTCTCAGTATCGGGTATTTCTTCACGGCTGTATAATCTTCCCAGGTTCTTGCCATAAGACACCGGCATCAGACTAGGCTTATGAACTTACTTACTATATCAGAAAAGAATAACACAATAATATCAAGAAGAACGACGCTCGATTCTGACTTCATCTTCACTCGTTAATGCCTCTATGACTCGCCCTCGGAGGACTTTACCCATACGTTTGACGTTTCTCAAACAGTCGCCGCACGCTGCTTCTTCTATGCTACCGCAAGCGTTGAGTATGTTGTCTACCATTTCGTCACCGATGCCAGGGATGGTACGTAACATATCCACTCTAACATCGTTGCTTGAAACACGACGTACTGCTTGTGCACCGTGCCTACTAGCACTTTTGTATGTCTTCTCATGCAGACCCACTATGAAGTGGGATGCTTCCATGAGGTTGGGGGCTCGGTATACTAAGCAACCAAAATCTGCTGCGATTCTAGCCATACCACCTGCTATTTGCTTTGTTGCAGCGCTAAAATTAGTGGAGCCGCCACGTTGTTCTACCTGCTTGACGTATGCCCCCACCTCACCCCACACGATGATGCCAAAGGTTGCAGCGTTAGCATCGAGATTATCCAATTGACGCATGAGGTGACCACTACGCAACGACTCCAAGAAGTCGGAGACAGACTTCGCTTCTAAGTGCCACTGTCCACATAGGTAATCACCTATCACTAATGCCTCTCTTTTGATTGGTACCGGAGGTTTCTTTTTCATAGCCCTACGGAGCACTGCTTCGGGTAGAGGTCCGCGTTCGTTACTGTCGATGATTAGGGCTTTCATACTGAACCAGTCCCATCCCATAACTGACATCTACCTAAACACAAACCGCCTGCTTCTAACGATGCACAGTGTTGGTGGTAGCCACCATTGACTATTGTACTGACATGATATCTTGTAACATTCTCATCATAATCAGCCCAGTGTAGAGTGCCAAGGTAGTTAGATATCATTTCTACGTGTTCTTCTCTAGACTTCTGAGAAGTTCTCTCTACAGGTAAGAAGTTACGCAACCTAGAGGCTAGATAGATAACCAAGGATTTCCTAGCGTCGTGAGGCGGGTTGCTACCGACTTGGCACGCTGCTTCTACTAAGCAAGGTAGAATCTTAATACCATTCATTTCAATAGTTTCAAACTCTAGTGTAGGACCACTTACATTGAAGCGCTTGGTCTTCACCTGTTCGATAGGCAAGTCTACTCCATTGCTGCCATACATGAACTGACCTCTTCTGTGACGCTCTGCTCTCTCACAGATATCGTCCCACGACCACTCCAATAGTTCTTCACTCTTGAGTGGGATGCTCCACCTACCTACGTGTTGCTTAGCGTTGTAAGAATTAGGTATTCTAATCAATCTAGCCATGTCAAATGGCACAGTGGGGTCCATGCATCCTAGGTCTAGCGCGTCCTTCCATGCATTAATCACCATCTTACCTGCAGCCTTGATGATAGATACTTCACTTCCAGTGGATGGTCTATGCGTCTTAGATAATTTAATCCATATGTGGAAACCATTACCACTGAACCACACCGCATGGTGGATGTCTTTGTCCATTAGCATCTGATGTGTTCTTCTGACTTGCTCTAACACTTTGTCACCTGGTACATCAACGACCAGTGACCCATGCCTTTCCTTCCTATCAAAATCTAGAACGAAATGACGGACTATTGCTGTGTTGTACTCACCCCTTTTACCGCTTGGCTTGACCGCCCTAAACCCGTACACACTAGTGTAAGCACACTGGCTATTTCTCAACGATTTCCAATATGTCTCAAGTTCTGTAGGGCTGTGTACAACCTTACGGAACAGCCCTGCTTCACGAGGGAAATCAAAATCGATGATGTTCACCTAATCCCCCCTAAACTTCGGACACAAGTCCATGTAATCACAGTGTGAGCATTTGAAATCTGCTTTAGTGACAGGGAAATCTTGGTCTAGATACATCTTGATGAGTTTATTCAATGCGGTCTGCATTGCTCTCTCGCTGACCTTCTTTGTTGGTTCATAGTCTAATCTATCAGCAGCGCTGTAACGCCATCCCCAATGAGTTACTATCTTATCATTGAGACCTACGGCTTCAAGTTCTTCCGGAGATGATAGTTCTATGAGCATTTTATAGTATGCCATTTCCATACGCATCTCAGACATTTTCCTGTCGTTCCACTTACCAGTCTTCAATTCCATCAAAGCCAAGCCGCCCTGGCCATCAGTAAACACTCGGTCTATGATACCAGTCAGTTGTACTTCCACTTCCTGACCATCGACATGGAAGGTGGTTCTAGGAGATAGTTTGACTTCATTCGCAACGGGTAAGAACTGGTCCACGTCTGTATGGGTTAGACGTACTAACTCATTGTTCATCAGCCACTCCATGTTGTGGTTGTAGTCACGCTCGTAGAATGGTTCATTTTTAGATGAGTCCCTTCTCATTCCAATAACATCTTCTTTAGTCGGTAGCCATGATTGAAAATGTTCCAATACTTTCCTGTCATGACCCCCCTTTGCTGCCTTCTGTAACTCTTCTAACTCATCTTGTTCTGCTTTGTGATAGAATGCTTCCATACTTTGGTGTACATCATCGCCTATCACTAGATAGTGTCGTTGTTCTTGAGGGACTAGGTAGTTCTTCGACAGCCACAGTTGTTGAGCACACCACTTGGTGCTGGTCAAGGTAGACTTACTCACTCTAATTACTATACCTTCTTCGCCCATTTCGGGAGTCCAAGCATAGGAGGACTTGTCATCGTAGACCATTGGCCTGTAATCCTCACTCACTCTTCTCACCTTGTTTTTCCAAGGCGACAATGAGTAAGGTTAGATACCCTATTAGGTCATAGTAGATGTCTAAGTCACTCTCTATCCCCTCACTACCGCGAGCGAGACGGGATAGTTTGTCGTCCATACGTATCTTAATCAGTGCCGCTACTTCTTCGTCACCCTGATAGAATACTCTGAGTGGGTCCATAACACTGTCGCCATACTTTTCATTCTTCTCTCGTAACATGTGTGCTACACGCCACAGAACGGAGTCCGTTGGTAGTTGTTCTTCGGTCAGAGGAACTCCTCCAAGGTGGTTTGTCTCGTCGCTTCCGGCATGAACTCATGCAATGTTGTCTGTCTGTATTTCTTCTTCTCTTCCATAATTATCACCACCACCCGTACGCTTTGGGACTAGGAGCACCTAATGCTCTGTCTAGGTCCCAAGATAGGGTAGAGTATACACTGTCCAACTTGGTGTATAGCATTTTCTTTAGAATTGTGTTGGCATCTAAAGTGTAGCCATCCAAGTCTTGAGGTTCACGGTAGGCCATAATGCCTGGCTCTTCTTCGATGTATGTCCAAGGAACTGAGTCACCTTTACCGAACTTCTCACGATTGTTTTCATTGTAATATGTCGCTGCTTTGGAAGCACCGCTGAGAACTTTGTAGTCTTTGAGGTGCATGCTTAGTCTAGTTTTCATAGACACTTCTGCGAGTTCTATCTCACCATTCCTAACACTCATGGCTATAGGGTGGACAAACTTCTCTACCTCAGCCTCGTCAGCGCCGTTGCAGACCAACTCGAAGACACCCTTCTGTATCTTTTTCGAGATAGGTGCAGTGTTTGAAGCCTTCATACCAAAGCCGGCGACCTTGAGTTTACCATTGTCCTCCTCAGGCCATGCTACTTTACCGACATATCTATTCTTCTTAGTGAGCAACCAGTACGGCATCCAAGCCTCTAACTCAGCAAAGAGCATAACATTGCCCGTGTCACCCTGCACAGCAGATGTGATACGCTCGGCTAATGCATGAGCCTCTTCCACACTAGGTACTTTCACGAATGCTGAGTCAGTGTGACCATAAAGACACTCATAACCATAAGTGGTGGCCACACTATCTAGTAGTCTGATACACCGTCTACCTTCTTGTGTGATAGTGTGAGCGATATCGGCATCAGCCCATCCATATCCCACATGAGCGCACATCCCGTACAGTGACGCCATGACCCGCTTGACTGCCATCTGCGTGGTGTTCCATGCTGCTCGCTCCTCAGGAGTGCCGGCTTCCCTCATTTTTCGTTTGCATTCATCACGATACTCGAAGAGGTATTGTACCACAGAGGGTAGGAGTCCTTGTTTAGATTGGTCCCAATAAGAACCGTTCTCTAATTGTATTACGTTCTCACCTGGCCCATCTCGTTGGGTCTCATAGGAGAGGTTGTTTCCTAGGATTAGTGAGGGGTACAACCCCTTGTAATCTATCACTGCCACTCCTTCGTGAAGCCCAGTAACACAGTTGAGGCCCACCTCAGCACCTTTGAGTTTCGCAATCTCACCTGCCTTGAAGCGACTTGGTGCTTTCTTGTCCGTCCTACGAGACAGGAGACCACGAGCGAAATTGGTGACGTTACACGCTGACGGTAATGAGACACCACAAAGTCTGACCATCTGCACATAGAAGTCAGTCACGTTTCGTGCCTCATCTATGCCCTTGAGTAGATGAGTATCTAGTAGACAGTAGTCTACAAACTCGGGCCAATACTCGTACCAACCATTGAAGACATCCATGCCTTCTATTTCTTCTGTCAGTTTAGACCCTAGACCTACAGTCTCAGCGATATC